GTAAAATCAAAGAAAAAAATGATAATACAACAAGGAGTCAAGAAATAGCATGTGCTGGCGGATCATGTGAAATAGTTTAACATAACAGAATCTACAGGCAATTTGTTTAATTTTAAATAGAAATGTTATGATGAAAGTAGTATTAGTAATGATAGGTGTATTTTTATTTCTTGGACTAGTAGGTATATTAACTGCAAACGAGAAATAAAATGGGCCACATGAATTGGATTTCTACTCTAACCGCAAGTGATCTTGAGAGTATGAAAGAAATAATAAAGCTGTGTAAAGAAGAGTCTAAAGAAAAAGGAACCTTCCAAGGCAGTGAATATGAGATCACGTATTTACAAAACGTTGTTCATTATTTAGAAACAAGTGAAGTAACAAGTTACTTAGCAGACTTGCAAGAAGATGATGAATGATACATTGGTCATAATATGGCCATCTTAAAAATGAATAGATATGATAAAGCTAATCTGTGCGCACAAACAAATAGACCCAATATTTGAGTGCACTACAATAGATGAAGCTGTAAACTATCTTTCTCAACAAAGCGTACTTGGCGTCGATACTGAAACAGAAGGCAAAGACTTCTTAAGGAAGAAAGTGGTTATGTTTCAGATCGGTACTAAGGATGTTCAATATGTCATTGATACAAGATACCAAGGTATCGAACCTTTATTACCTATATTGGAAAACGAAAATATTGTAAAGATATTTCACAATATTAAGTTTGATTATAAATTCTTAAAAAGCTGGTGGGGTGCGGATATTAAAAATCCATACGACACTATGTTAGCTGAAGGTGTTATAAATTGTGGAAAAAGTAAAGTGGGTTACTCACTTAACGTACTGACACAGAGATACTTAGGTAAAGAATTAAATAAAGAAGTTCGAAACAAATTTATCGGTCTTGATGGCAAACCATTTAGTACAGAGCAAATATTATATGGTGCTGAAGATGTAGAGCACCTTATAGATATTAGAGAACAACAATTAGTAAAGATTAAAGAGTTTGGACTTGAGAAAGTTTTGCATTTAGAAAATAATGCAGCTCTTGCCTTTGCTGATATTGAGTTCAATGGATTACATTTTGATACAGAGAAATGGCTAAGTATAGCTAATGATTCTGAATCTGAAGTAGTATCTATGGAAAAAGATTTAGATGATATGGTGTATGCATTAAACCTTAATAAGTTTGTGAAGACATCATTTCAAACTGACATGTTTATACCTGTAGAAGAGATCCGTAAAATAGATATTAAATGGTCTAGTCCTACTCAAGTACTGAAAGTCTTTAAAGAATATGGTTTAAATATTGAAAAGGTTAATGCCTTTGAATTATCTAAATTTAAAAATAAAGCATTCGTTACTAAATATTTAAAGTATAAGGAAAAACAAAAAGTTGTATCAACTTATGGTAAATCCTTTCTTAAATATGTTATGAAGGACGGAAAGGTAAGAACTAGCTTTTGGCAAATACTAAATACTGGACGAGTTTCTAGTGGTAGTAAGGAAGATAGAAAACCTAATATGCAAAATATACCTGCAGATAATAAATTCAGAAATTGTTTTAAAGCAAGAGATGGATATTCATTAATATCTGTAGATTATTCTGGACAGGAATTAGGTATTATAGCTTCAGGGTCTAAAGATCCTGTTTGGATGAAGGCACGTAAAGAGGAGGCAGATCTCCACAGTATATGTGCTGATATGGTATTTCAAGATAAATGGCGTAACGCTGATGCTGATGAGAAGAAAAAGCTTAGAACTATGATTAAGACTATTAACTTTGGTCTTGCTTATGGTATGAGTAAATTCAAATTATCAGATACTCTACAAATATCAGTTGATGATGCGGAAGCATTAATTAACCAATATTTTACTGTATTCCCTAAAATTGGTGGATTTTTAGAAAATTTAGGAAACTATGGTAAATATTATGGTAATATTAGAACGTTTAAGCCTTATAGGCGCATTAGATGGTTTGAAGACTGGAATAAGGGACTTACCCCTAAAAAAGACTTCAAGCTCTTAGGTGCTATTGAACGAGCTAGTAAAAATACTCCTATCCAGGGAACTGGTGCAGATATGATTAAGTTAGCTATGGTTAAAATAAGAGATTATATTAACGATAATAACTATCCTGCATATATGGTTACTCAGGTTCATGATGAGATTGGTGTTGAAGTAAAAGATGAGCATGCTGAAGAGTGGGCTCAAATTCAATCTCAATTAATGCGTGAGGCTGGTGCTGAGATAATACCAGATTTCCCAATGGGTGTAGATCATACAATTAGTAAAGAATGGTGTAAATAAAATTAAAAAAAATGAGTGCAAATGAAACCAAAGACAAAATTCAACGTGAAGGGTTGAATAAATGGTGGGCCTATCCAGTTAATGGAAAAGGAACATTACAATATGCTACAGGTGTCGGTAAGACAAGATGTGGTGTATTAGCAGCAGCCCTAATAGCGGAAAGATTATGGAATTGTAAATCTGGTTTTGAAGATTGTAACATTTTAATCTTAACACCAACTGAAACTATTAGGGATAGAGCATGGAAAGAAGAGTTTAAGAAATGGGGACATATGAATGTATTTAATTCATGTGTAGAGTGTGTATGTATACAAACCGCATATAAATATGTAGGACATCATTATGATTTAGTCATAGCAGATGAAATACATAATTATATATCACCAGAGTATTTTAATTTCTTTTCACAAAATAAGTATGATAAAGTTTTAGGACTATCTGCTTATATAGATCCTCTTAAGTTACCGTTATTAAATGCTATCGCACCAATATGTGATAGACTTAATACACAAAAAGCAAGAGATCTGAAATTAATTAGTGATTTCACAATATATAATGTACCGTTAAAGTTAAGCGGTGCTGAAAAGAAGTCTTATACTTCTGCAAATAATGCATTTAATGGATTGTTTCCTTTCTTTGATAGGGATCTTAAATTAATGTATTCTTGTATGAAACCACGTAATTATGAAACGTTTTTACAACGTAAAGGAATGTCTCTCGATGATGAGAATAAGACATTTCCATTTAGATGTAATGCAGCTATGGCAAAGCGAAAGAAGTTATTATATAACTCTGAGGCTAAAGTTGATGCTGTTAAACATCTATGTAAACTATACCCTGAGAAGAAGATAATCATATTTTCTCAGACTATTGAATTTGCTGACAAAGTCACAGATGAATTAGGTGATAACTGTGTAAGTTTTCATAGTAAGATTGGTAAGAAGGCGCGTAAAGCTAACTTAGACAAACTTATAGATAACAGAACAAAGGTAACACGTATTTCAACAGCTAAGGCTTTGAACGAGGGCATGAATGTCCCGGATATTTCAATGGCTATTATAGCCAGTGGAACCAGCAAAACAAAAGATCTTATTCAACGAATAGGTCGTGTTGTTAGATGGGAAGAAGGTAAGCAGGCGCTAATCTTTCATCTATATATAGAAGATAGTCAAGAAGAGAAATGGGTTTCTTCTTCTCAGACTGGGTATAGTGTTGAGTTAATGAGACTAGAGCAGACCTGAAGCTATTAAAATTCAGATAACCTGGTCGGGGCTGAACTGCTCTAGTCCTCATTATTTTGTTTAACTAAAAAATCAATATTATGTCTTATGATAACTGGAAACTCGCATCTCCCGATGATGAAGGACCACATTTAATAAGTCCTTGTTGCGGGGCTGAATATATAGAAAGAGAATTCATTACAGAAATGAATGAAAAATATATATGTAATGAATGCAACGAATTGTTTGTTTATCCTGAAGAGGATTATGAATATAGTGAACGTCAAAAAGAATCTGCTGCTGAAGACCGTATGGATGAAAAAAGATTAGGATTATGAGAACTATTGCAGAAGCCAAACAACATTTAAGAAAGAATTTTAAAACTGGGACTAAATGTCCTTGTTGTAATAAATATGTAAAAGCATATAAACGTAAATTAAATTCAGGTATAGCTAGAGCATTAATTATTATGTATAAATTAAATGCATATGATGGACATTATGTTCATGTACAGAATGAATTTGCAAAACTAAAACTTCGAGCAACAACTATGGATTATGCTTATGCAGAAAAATGGGGATTAATTGAAGATGGTGATAAGATAGGAACTTGGACATTAACACATAAAGGAAAATTATTTGTTAAGAATCAATCCTATTTACCTGATCATTGTTTAGTATATAACGGTAATGTGTATAGTTGGAGTAAAGATTTAATATGTATTGAAGATGCTTTAACTACTTCATTTGATTATCAAGAAATGATGAAAGTATGAAATATTTAGAAGATTCTTATGAAAAAGCTTTGAGAATATACGGCTCAAAAGTTGAAGAAGAAACATTGTATAAAACCACTCAACGTATTGGTAATCATACAATTACAACGTATAAAAAAAAGAAGAAAAGTAAGAAAAAGGTAGTATATAAGCTATAATTTTCTTATATTTGTTAACCATTTTAAAGCCTGCCTATGAACGTAGAAATCAATGTAGAAGGGCTCATTCATAATAAATTAACAGCATCTCAATATGTTATGTTAGTTTTATTGTTTGAGTCTAAAACAGAATTATTTGTAAATTATATAAAACTGTATAGTTTTGCAGAAAAGGAATTACAAGGACTTGTGGATCAAGAATATATCTTATCCTGTGACCCTAAAAACCCTTTAACCTGTATTACTATAGCTCGTGATAAAGTTAGAAAACTATTAGGAATTGAAGAATCTTATTTTACAGAATTATTTAATGTATATCCTATTAAAGTATCTAATGGAAAATCTCTCAGAATTTTAAGACCTACAAGTCTATCAGCTAAAAGTGCAATAGTATGCAAAGAAAAGTATGATAGATATATTAAAGGAAATCCTCTTAAGCATAAACATGTTATGGATTGTTTAAATAAAGAGTTAGATACCAGAAGACGAGGTGGTAATTTAGCATATATGCATGCCCTAGAAACTTATATTAATAAGAATGCTTGGGATCAGTATGAAGGATTATTAACTGAAAATAATGTGATTAATTCTACCGACACCAAATATGGAGAAGGTTTAATATAAATATATTTATGAATAAATTAAGTTTACAATACACTAGTATTAAAAAAGCAGCCTATGATGCTGTTCAATATATCGACCAACGTCGACAAGGATTGATAAAATCATTAAAAACTCCGTGGTCTAAGTATAATCATGTGAGTATGGATGGAATAGAGTGGAATACTATACATACTATAGCGGGTATGTCTGGTAGTGGTAAAACTGCTATTATAAACCAATTAGAAACAGAATTATTTAGGTTAAATCCTGATGAAGATTTTGCAGTTCTATCTTTTAATTTTGAGATGTTAGCACGGCAATTAGTTAGTAGAAAATTATCTAATCAATTAGATATGACTACTAGACAATTACATAGTGGTATTGAAGGTTATAATTTATATGATGCGCAATTTTATAAAGTATTAGCTGCTCAGAAAGATTTTAACCAATTACCTATTTGGTATGTAGAAATGCCTGGAACTGTAGATATGATTAAAAATACTATTGATAAATTTATTAATGAAGATTTTAATAAAGAACGTGGAATAGTAGTTATGTTAGATCATACAATATTAGTTAGAGGAAAACAAGGAGAGATGGAAAGAATGGTATTAGTTGAATTAATGATTATGGCAAATTCATTAAAAAAACAACATAAAATAGCATTTGTATTTTTATCTCAACTAAATAGAGAAATTGAATCTGCTGATAGAGTAATGGAACCTTCACAACAATTCCCAAAGAAAAAGGATTTGTTTGGTGGTGATTCTGTTTTTATGTTTTC